TTATAAAATCAATATTTGTTATGTTGACCATTGTTGACAACATTGTTGACCACTATATTGACCACATTGTTGTCAACAGTTTAAAGGAGAACTATGAACTATATTTATACTAAATATTATGAGTTTTATGCTACTTAGTTCATTGACATGGCGTGTTAAACCAGAAGGAAAACCATCAATTGAAAAGAAGGTTGATTTGGAAAACCCACTCAAAACTTTAGAGGAACTTGAAGATAAAGCTGGAGTAAAATGTTCAGAGAATAGGAAGAAACAACTACTTGAACAACTACGATGTGAGTCAATGAATGGTGTAAATTGGATTCAAGGAGTTACAGTTCCTGATTGGTATACTACAGCAATCGCCTCAGATGTAACAAATGCATTACAATGGGGATCTGAAATGGTAATTAATCAGAAAAATAGTAGAGATGGATTAGTACAGTCAACACTTAACTTAGAGTGGAAAAATAGATGTGATTCGAAAGATCAGGAATATAAACAACAGATTGCAAAGTTGAAGGAAGATTTTCAATATCAGTTATCTCAGAAGGATATTGTAATGGCAGATTTGAGGAAACAAGCTAGCGATAATATGAGTTCTTCTAATTTTGATATGAAGGTTCAGAATATGAGTCAACAACTTGAAGCACATTACAAGAGTTTAATGGATAATAAGGAGAGAGAATTACATACTTATCAGAATCTTTCTGATAACCAGTTAAAGAGGTTAGAAAATGATAAGAACAAAATTGAATTAGAACGTCAAACATTACAGAGAAAACTTGAAGATGAGATGCAGCGTAATTCTATGTTAAACAAGAGTGGAAATAAGGGGGAACAAGGACAAGACTTTGTTATGTCTTGGTTAGACTCTGCATTTAATGGAGCTATAAAAGAGGCAACATCAACAGAAGGTGACGAGATGGATATACATTTAACTTGTTATGATCAAACTAAGATTAAGATTGATGTTAAAAATAATGGAACTAGTAGGGGATTGGCAGCAGATCATGTGAATAAGTTTCATAGAAATCTTCTGTCAAGTACAGATTCAAATATCGGTATATTGTTATGTACGAGGACATATGTTCCTCATCATAATAGTTCATGGGTAGAAACAGAAATTATGGATGGCAATAAACTTGCAATTTATATGAATCGTGTTTCAGAAAATCCAATTGATCGTCTACAGATTGTAGTTTGTATTATCAATACATGGAAAGAGTATCTTAAGATTTACCAATCTAAGAGCGATTTACTTGAACAAGATAAATTTAAGGAATGGGAAGATAAAGCTCGTACTGTTCTTAATAATAGTTGGAGTTCAATCAAAACTCTTAAAGAGTGTTGGACAAAGACTCAATCTACAATAAATGAATCTTTAGATACATTTCAAATACAAATAGATGAGGTTATTGAAAAAATGGGAGAACAGTTATTAACAGTTGGTATTGAAGTAGATCATTCACAAGATAAGAAGAAGAAATCAACTTCAAGGAGATTAAATTTAAAGTCAACTGCAAAATCAACTTCTCCATTAAACACATGAAAGTCGCGAAGAGTCTGCATGACAGTGGTTCATGGAATCCAACAGGAATCCAACAGAATCCAACAATGTTCAAAGTCGAAAGTAAAAACTCTTTTTGTTTTGTTTTTGTTTTAGGTGAGTTGTAAATTAGTTTCAGATTTGTGTCAATTGTTATTCATCGATATCCTCCAATGCTCCAAATCGTCCCGAACGGATCTTACGTTTTGGTTTGATTTCTGTCCAGACTGCTTTGTTTTCATTGATTGCCATGCGCGCTTCCAAGCGACGACGGTTGATCATGTTTGCAATGGCAATCCAAGGTTGAATCTCCTCGCGATTGATGTAGATCTGCCGGAAGACGCGCTGAGTGTGGGCAACCCACTCTGCATCGGGCATCGCAACGAGGCGATCAAAGTACGCCTGTTGAATGTCGTTCTGAATCCTTTTCTGTCGAATGTCTTCCTCGTAGACAATATTGCCCCAGTGTTCATATGGTCCAACCGTCTGTAACATGGGCAGCACGATGGACCTGAGTCTGCGCATCTCTGCACGCTTGTCCAACAAGACTCTCCACTTTCGCGAGACAACCTTCGCGAACGTCTCAAAGATATGAACGACCCGGTCAACCTTTTCGTTCATAACCTTCTGCTTCTTGATTGCCCCCTTGGGCACCCACTGACTACGCATGAATCCACGAATCGACGTGTCCAAGACGTATCCTAACTTTCTCATCGTAACGCTATAGGGAATTAATTGTAACATTGTATCGTATGTACGCACGCCTCACACAGTATATCGTATGTAGGACTTGGGATGAGTTTCGTTGGGCAGATCAAATCCATTTTGGACGATCCGGAAAACGGATTTAGTTGGGTCAGGAAAGTGGGTGGCAAGTCCTACATAACACTGAGGCAACCGCTGGTTGAAAAACGAACACACAAATCCTGAAGAACTAAAGACAAGAATGCCCAGAAGAAATGCAGATTGTAATCCTCTTGAACTCGCATATGCATTATTGATTAAACTACCTGGAGTAGACCCAAAGACAGTTGAAGAATGTCCTTCATGGTTACATTGTCCAAAGTTTCCACAATTTAGAGCAAATCTCTTGACACAAGGGAATCTACAACCGCTAATAAATAGATTCAATGAACTGCGATCTCCTGAATGGGAGAATTGTATACGGGTAATTGCTCTGGAAAAGACACGGTTTGACCATACTGCATTAGTAGGAGTTGATCGAAAGACGGCAAAGGGAGATATATGGTTGGAGATGGAAGATGGAAGATTAATGGGCATCTCAGTAAAAGCAACAACCAACGCTACAAAGACAAACTTCAGCGTGGAGAGCATGATGCAAAAGGATACAGGTAATCGAGTTAAAAGAATTCGCAAGGAGTTTCTTACTGAGAATGGATTTCCTAAACACTTAAATGAGAATCGACACCAAGTCAATGCACTATTTTATGATCGTAATAATCCATACTTTAGTGTAATCCGCGAGGTCATTGCATCAGATGAAAACATTACAAACCAATTAATGAAACATCTCTTCTGCCTAGAGTGTCCTGTGAAGATTTGGGAATTTGATGGAGTCTCACTCAAACAACTAGGTCCTGATTCTGCAAGGTTTGTATCCTTTACTGAAGATGAGAGTCTTTACACGGGTGCATGTGCAAAGATGTTTTACAAACTTGTAGTAGAAGAAGGTGGAGTCTTGAAAAACTACCGTGTTGAGATTCGCGGTAAGGGAAATGTTCATTCAGGGTCTATGCAGTTTCAAGTTCACGATTCACATGTAGTACATCTCGCTTAACTTCAAAATGGATATTCACTTCTTTAATACAACTCTTTTTACATGCCTTTCAAATTTGTAGACCTTTTCTGTGGAATGGGTGGATTTCATCGTGCTCTAGAGAAGTTAGGAGGTGAATGTGTTCTTGCATCCGATATTGACAAAAACTGTCAAGATTCATATGAGCAAAACTTTGGAATGAGACCGTTCGGTGATATCTATCAATTGAAAGCAGAAGACATTCCTGATCATGATGTTCTCTGTGGTGGATTCCCTTGTCAACCGTTCTCAAATGCAGGTCGCAGAGGTGCACTTGAAGATACACGAGGAACGCTCTTCTACCAAATCGCAAGGATTGTAGAGGCAAAGAGACCACGATACTTACTTCTTGAGAACGTCAAGCATATTCTCAAGGTTCAGAAAGGTGCTGTCTTTGAAACCATTCTCAAAGTCTTTGATGATCTTGGATACGATATGAAGCATGTAGTTCTAAGTCCACATATGTTTGGAGTTCCGCAGAAACGCGAACGTGTGTATTTCATGGGAGTCCGAAAGGATATTGGTTTAATCACACTTCCACCAGAACCTGTGAAGGAAAAGGTCGTCATCTTAGAGAAGAAGGTTGAAACAAAATACAACATCAAACCTGAATTCAAACAAGTCTGCGAAGCATGGGATGAAATGATTCCAGTTCTAGCAGGAACTGCATTAGGTGTCCCAATCATTCTTGAGTATTTTAAGGAAGACCCAGATGCTGCAGGAATTGCCAAGTGGAAGAAGACGTACATCACTAAGAACAAGAAACTCTACGAAGCACATAAACCTATCTGGGATGCATGGATGGAAAAACACAAGGAGGTTCTTGAAAAACGCAAGGTCTATGCGAAACTTGAATGGCAAGCAGGTGTTATGAAACCGACCGACAAGGTTCTTGACAATCACTACATTCAATTACGACAATCTGGAATCCGAGTCAAGAATGCAACCGACTTTCCAACTTTGGTCGCGATTGTTCAGACTTCAATTGTAGGATCCAAAGCAAGATACATTACACCTCGCGAATGTGCTCGTCTTCAAAGTTTCCCAGAAGATCATGTTCTTCCAGAAAAGGATGCAATCGCATATCGTCAACTAGGAAACTCGGTGAATGTCAATGTCGTAGAACATGTTGCAAGACATCTGTTAAAACAGATTTGAGTTTGCCAAACCATTGAAGTCAAATACAATGGCGTACCTATCTAAAACAATCTCAATCACTCTGTTAGACAAACTCATCCAGTTGAGTGTGCCATTTGACGATGACTCACTCAAACGTATTCATTATGTTCTTCCTCAAAATCATTGGACGGATGTTAAACCTATCTTTGTTTCAGTAGTGGATGCATTCACTCTCTTTGAAAAAATAATTGAAGGAACTGAGTTCATACCCTTCAAACGTGAACGATTTATAGGACATTTATGTGGATACGGTTATGGGACCTATGATGAACTCACTAGTGCTTTGTCAGAACATAGGCGTGATTAATTCCAGTCAACTCTGCAGTGATATGGAATAACGCACCTGCAAGGAACACCGTGATCCATTTCGAGAATCCCGCTTTTTCAGTGACCCAGAAGACAGGCAACAAAAACAAACCAACAAGAACTGCTTCGAATAGAAAGTACATTTAGTCTTTAAAATGGATTTGATTTTTTCCAAAACTGAAGAAGGTAGACTAAGATGGAGCAAGTACTTTTAACAACATTGAATGAACTAAACTTTCCCGACATGAAGTATGAAATCAAACAAGAACCGCATAGATGGGTCATACGATTAACTCAAACGCAAGAAGTTGACATGTTAATTGAAATCATATATGAAGATGGTGGTATCATAGCGTGTGTATTAGAAGAAAAGGGAATCAACTACTCTACCAAATCATTGATCATGAATACTCTGATGAAGCATCTACAATTGAATTAAAAATCACACGTGAAATCAATGAAGCGTATCACCTATAGTGTGGTCGTAGATCCAGATGTGGATTTTTCTTTGAAAGACTTTGCAACCGATGTAGCGATCTGCTTAGCGGATCCAAATGGATGGGAGTCTAAAGGGTATCGTTTTTTTCAAGTAAAGAGGAATCCTCAAGTTGTGATTCATCTTTCATCAAAAGCAGGTCTTCGCAAGGTAGGATGTGATGACACCTTATCGTGCGCAGAGTTAGGAGGAAAGGAATTAAGAATTAATGTAGAGAATTGGAAACATGGTTCTGCAAAGAGCGGTCAAGATTTGAATGGATATCGTCAGTATGTTATCTCGCACGAAATCGGTCATGTCCTTGGTCATGACCACGCAAAATGCCCTGGGAAGGGTCATCTGGCGCCGATAATGATCCAACAGACCTTAGGACTTCACGGGTGCCTTCCGAATACAAACGTGTAGTAGGTTCCTCTTTTCGGAAACTTTTTTTAGGATTCATCAAGATCCAAGCAATACAAAGAATTAAGCAAACGACTATCAACTTGATCATTATATTATAACTCTTTTTCCCAAATGATTGATTGTAAAAACTTGTAACCAATTCTAGAAAGAATATCTTGAAGAACATCGTCTGTGAAATACTCACACGGTTGTTTTGCAATGAAATCTATATCAAGTTCTAATCGTCTATTCTTAAGTTTCTCATATTGATCTATATATTCAGGACTTGGATAAAACCCAAAATACTTTTCATACCATGTTTGTCCGTATTTTAAAAAATACATCAGACCTAATCTAACTTTACTTGTTCCACATCGTACTCGTGATTTATCTGTCAGTTGAACTTTGATTGCACCTTGTTGTTTTAGCAGGTCTAATCCAAAGTGGATCATATCACGAGTCATTTGAGGGGTTGCGCAATCCGCATCATATTCTACTAAATCAAGTACTGCTTCTTTGCTTTGTTTTTCAATAACCATAGATACACATGGTTTCAATGGGTTCCAAAGCAAGATGCGTGTATCAACCCCCTCATCTGCAATCTCAACTTTATACGGTCCAACTTGATGTGCTTCAGTATACCCACCACCCCTATATCTTGACCAACGATCATCCATTCCCATTTCAATTAGTGAATTGTACATAGATGAATGACAATGTCTAGCCATTTAATTACTAATGATATTCTTTGTAGATAAATTGAAATCATTCAAGACCTTAAGGACTTAGTTACTGTAGGCAAGTCCACCCATTCCAGACATGACTCGGAAGATGTTGTAGTTCACTGCATACATACGGAAGTTGAAGGGTGTTGTCTTAGTGGGTTTTGCAATACCTGAGGTTGAGACACTGTCGAACACAAGGGTGGTTGTGTCAATGCGTGAGAAGTTACAGGTTCCACTTGGTTGATGTTCCTCAGGTTGGAGTGCGAATGAATACACGTTGATTGGGTTGCTGTGAGGAGCATAATTGACGTTAGGCAGCGTGAATGTAATGCTTAGACCTGTACCATTTATAGTAGCAGGTTCGCTGAGCTGATAGGTTCCTTCACCACCCGAACCCGTTCCAAACGCAGAAATAATAGTTCCTGGAGCAATACCTGTTCCTGAAACAATTGCACCCTCAACTATGTAAGGTGGTGGTGAGTTTGTTCCTGCAGATACAGCGCCTGAAGTGAGTACGTCTCCAACAACACTACATGTAGATGTTACTGTTGATGCTGTTGGTGCTGTCACTTGTGCACGAGTTGGCCAGAAAGCACCTCCTGAGTGGTGTTGGTAAGGTTGAACCTTCCAGAAATAATCACCATATCGCTCGTCAAATCGATCTTGACCGTTGATTTGAAGACGGGCGCGATTGACAATATCATCGTAACTGAAAGGTTGAGTGAATCCCATGTTCTTGGTCAAGTCAGAACCACAGTCTGTCTTGCGGGCGTCCTGAAAGACCCACACCAATTCCTTAACAGGGTGATTCAACGTCAAGTCAATTCGGGCGCTTGATGTTGTGAGTGTCTGTTGAAGACCGAACTGAAGTTGGTCAATCAAATACTCATGAGACTGTTGAGCAAATCGGCGACGCTCATCGACATCCAAATAGACATAGTCTACATAGAGTGACATGTCCTTCAATTGAGGCAACTTTGATGCTGCAGTTGAAACACTTCCAGCAGTTCCAGGAGTTCCAGACACTAAATCAGTTGCAGGGTTCAATGTAACATTGATGCGGACCTCGTGGTATTGGAGGGCAATCAAGGGCAATGCAAGACCTGGGTTTCGGCAGAACCAGAACTGAAGAGGGATATACAAGACTGCTGGGCGACCTCCGCAAGACACTGCGCTGGTCTCCGTGCCTCCAAGGTAACCACCTGTCATGCTGTCTAACTTGACAGAGTTGTCAAATCCAGAGGTCAAGTTCTCCCATAAGAACAACCATTCACCGTAGTGAGTGTCAATGATCTGTCCACCAATCTCAACCTCAATCTTCTTGAGGAGTTGGTATCCAAGACGACGTTCATAAGCACCAGTCCACTTGACACCTGAACCATCTGCTGCACTATATGTGTCTGGGAGTTGGACCTCCAAGTAGGTCTTGTACATCAAGTCCGCATTTCGATTGATGACTGCAACCACACGTTGACCATACTGAGGTGCACCCGTGAAGTTCACACGGAACGCCTCCATTGCAAAGTTCGTATGACGCTTGTAGAGAACCTTCCAGAAGGTAATGTGAGGATTTCCAGTGATATACGCATCCTGAGCACCATAAGCAACGAGTTGTAGAAGACCACCGCCCATTATGTTTATTCTTTGCGAGGATATATTCTTCTGAGTTTGACACAATGGCACGACTTAATCAAACAAGAAGGTTTTGCAAGTGTATTAAGAAAGTTAGGAAGACCTTTCGCAATGAAAAAGGACCCATCGCGGTCTGTGTTAAGTCTGTATTATGGACACGAGGGCGAACACTCAAACGGTTCAAATGTGGACGAAACGCTAGAGTCACTACGCAGAAGCGAAAGTAACACCGAATCCTTCAAGCGCTTGTTTAGCAGCCATTTGTTCTGCTTTCTTACGAGTCGTTCCTTCACCCGTTTCTTTTAACGTTTTTCCTTTGAGAACAATTGTGACCCGAATCAAAGCGTCATTGGACTCTATCATAGTATACGTAGGAGTTGTCGCAAACTCACGCTGGCAATACTTCTGAAAGATATCCTTGTAGTTGGTGATAGTAGTGACAACATCCTGGATGTCCAAATAGGCTTCCAGAACGTTGGTGACGAATGAGTAGACAATGTTAAATCGGTTTCCAC